GGACATTGACATGGATCCTGTCAACATACCTTCTTTAGTTTTTCCAGGGATCCCAGGGCTTGCACCTCCCGGATTTTTAATGATGTTTTTTAAAATCCTGCAGGCTTTAGTAGATTTAGTTAAAGATGTCATCAAGATGAATTGGCCTGCGCTTCCATTTGACTATATGAAGATACCCGAGTTTATACTCCCAGTACCTGATTTCCCAGGATTGATTGGGTATCTAGGCGAAAGTATTATTGGTATGCTTGTAGAAAAGATTAAAGAATTCATTCCAGAGTTTGAAAGTCTGCCCAATACTGTAGCAACAATTATAGCATACCTTCAAAATATTATTGCTGTCATAATTGTTATAATACTCGGTCACTTAGTCGGACCTGGAATGATAATAGAAAGTGTTGCAAAACTTTTGGGTGTGATACCGCTTCCGGTATAAACTAAATTATACTATACTAAAATTAACTTAGAGCATAATTATTGTAGAGTAAAATTAGAGTATTGAAATAATGGCACAGTTGACAACAAGAAAAATTAACTTTAAGCATGTGGGCATAAAGCGTGACAACAGGCGCTTTAATATTAATGTCGAACCTCCGTCAATTCCTGTTGGAATAAAAACTCCATTAGAAAAAGGGGTTGGAAAAAGTGGTTTATTTATTATGCACTTTCAACCTGCTGAACAGATTCATGATAATTTAAGAAATCTTATTATTACAAACCATGGCGAGCGCTTGGGTAGGTTTAATTTTGGTGCCAATTTGAAATCATTGACATTTGATCTTTCTTCAATGGGGGATTTTGAAGATAGGGCAGCTGAAAATATAAAAGAGGCAGTTCAAAAACATATGCCGTTTGTTGAATTAGAAGACATGTTAGTAAATGCAACAGATCATGCAGATAATCTTGTCTTACCTAACGGCATAGCAGAGATTGTCATTACTATCACCTACAATATTCCCAAATTAAAAGTCATTGGAAGAAAACTACAAGCTGTAATATATGCCGGAGGATAAATTTAATGGCAGGCAACATAAAGAAAAAAGTCAAACTTGAAAAAGATATAAGCTATCTAAATAAAGATTTTGATGCATTTAGAAATGAGCTTATTGATTATGCTAGAATCAACTATTCTGACAAGATTAGTGATTTTACACAAGCCGGCCTTGGGGGTTTATTTGTTGATATGGCAGCATATGTCGGCGATGTTATGTCATTTTATCTGGATCATCAATTTAATGAACTTAATCTTGAAACAGCAATAGAAGAAAAAAATATTGAAAGGATGGTCAGGCTAGCGGGTGTTAAATCAACACCAAAGTCTCCTGCAATAGCAAATATTGACATAAGTGTACAGATCCCAGCAGTATATAGCGGCGGGGAGTATATTCCCGATTCTGATCTTTTGCCCAATATAAGGGCAGGCACTATTTTTAGTTCACAAGCAGGTATAAATTTTGAACTTTATGACAATGTTGATTTTAGTGTGTTGACAGATGATGGGGAAATAGATGCAGAGGTGACAATACTAAGCCAGGACTCCTCCGGTAACCCTTTGAAATTTTTATTAAAAAAGCCCGGTGTTTGTACTAGTGGCAAGTCTATTCTTGAGACACATGTGATTGGAAATGATTTTATACCCTTTAGAAAGCTGCAATTAAAGAAAGATAATGTGTCAGAAATAATATTTGTTAAAGACAGCGATGGAAATGAATTTTATGAGGTAGAAAGCTTAACGCAAGATGTTGTGTATAGTCGAGTATTGAATAATTTTAGTGACAAGAATCTTGTAAGAGAAAGAATAGAACTGCTTCCTGCTTCACGACGATTTGTGAAAGAGTATAATAGGCAAACCGGAAGAACACACATTAGATTCGGCTCAGGAAAAAGTGACGTATTTGATGATGACGTAATACCAGATCCTAGCGAATTTGCATTGCCGTTGTATGGCGATAGAAAAACATTTAATAGCGTAGTTATAGATCCTAATGCTTTTTTAGACACACAAACCTTGGGAATATCACCAAGAAATACTACCATAACAGTTTCTTATAGACACGGTGGGGGATTAAATAACAATGTCCCTGCAGGTTCGATTAGCAATATAAAAGAACTTCTTTTGACTTTTAAAACAACGCCTGCTCCCTCTGATGTTGTTGCTATCAGAGGTAGTGTAGGCGTTAATAATCCTTCTGCAGCAGGCGGGGGTGAAGATGAACCAACAATTGATGAGTTGCGACAAATAGCCATCAATAACCAAAATTCGCAGAATAGAATTGTAACACGCCAAGATTTACTAGCAAGGGTCTACACATTACCAAATGCATTTGGCAGAGTTTTTAGAGCTGCAGTAATTGACAATCCAAACAACCCGCTTTCAGCACGGCTTTACATAATTTCACGAGACAATACAAAAAAATTAATTATATCACCTGATACGCTTAAGGAAAATCTATCAACATACTTAAATATTTACCGCATGATATCAGAAGCAGTTGATATTGTTGATTCACCAATAGCTAATGTAGGCTTAAGGTATTCTATTGTAGTAAAGAAAGGCTACAATTACCAAACTGTATTGAACGACATTAATAATAATCTAGTAAATTATTTGAAAATAGACAATTTTCAAATTAATCAACCGATTGTCACTGCAGAAATAGCTAACTTAATATTAAACATAGACGGTGTCCTTTCACTTATTCAGTTGAAATTTTTAGGTCTGAGTGGTAAAGTAGGAAATAACAATTACTCTGATTATAAATTTTCACCTGATTCAAGCATGACGCGGGGTATGATTTTTCCACCTCCGGGTGGTATTTTTGAAGTTAAATTTCCAAATGATGATATTGTAGGGAGAGCAATCTAATGTACAGAATTATGTCTTCAAGTAAAGACACGTATATTACAAATAAAGTTATTGACAATTCTTTTACAGCATCTGATGCAAATGTGGGAAAAGCAGGCACTCTTGATTTGTTTAAGCTTTATAATGAAAGTAAATTGCCTGGCGTGACTAATGTTACTGAACTATCACGTGGTTTGATTAAATTTGATTTAAATCCGCTTAGAAAGCAAATGAATACTGATTTAAACATTAGTGATAGTAGTTTTCAATGTCAAATTAAATTACACGATGTTTATGGCGGTCAAACAACACCTAGCAACTTTAAAATGATTGTTTTCCCACTTGCGCAGTCTTTTAATGAGGGTACTGGTAGAGATATAGTAAGATATTCTGATCTAGGTTCTGCAAACTATATCACAGCTTCAGTTTCAAATGGAGTTGATACACTGTGGAATACAGCCGGTGCAATGAAATCAGGAACACTAGGAGATACTGATATTGATGTTATTGTAAGTGGCAATCTAAGTGATGGCGAAGGACTAAGAGCATTATGTGTTGAACAATTATTTACGAACGGAACTGAAGATCTATTAGTTGATGTTACCCATGTTGTCTCAGGAATGTTGGCAAATCAGATAAGCGACAATGGTTTTTTAGTTGCTTATAGTGGATCTTTTGAAACAAATCAAAAAACTTATTTTGTTAAAAGATTTGCCTCAAGAGACGTGTCAGATACATCAGCTAGACCGAAGCTGATTGTAAAATACAATGATGCAATTATGGACAATCATCAAAATTTTATTTTCAATACTACCGGGTCAATATTTTTAAATAATTTTGTCAAGGGTCACTATTCTAACATTGTCGGCCCTGATGGATCTGAGCTTACAGGTCATAATTGTATGACACTCACATTGACATCTGGTAGTACGCCTTTTTCTAAGTCTATAGCTGTTTCCCAATTTTCATATAGTTCTGCAGAACCTTTTATAACAGGTGTCTACTCTGCATCATTTGCAATTTCAGAGTATGAGACCCTACTAAGAGAAGAAATTGTTAATGCAGCAAGCGCAACTTTTGTAGAAACATGGGGCACTAATGATGATTCAGCAGGCTTCTATACAGGTTCGCTAGTAGTTAATGCTAGTGAAAGAACAGGGTTTTTTAATACACCTGATAGAATCTTAGTTACGATTACAAATTTACAGTCTAGTTATTCTAATGATGAAAAAATAAAATTAAGAATTTATGCAGAAGATAGAGATCGACCGATTAAAGCACTAAAGTTACCCTATGAATCGCCGAGCAACATTTACAATCAAATGCACTTTCGCGTTCGTGATTTCGATTCTGGTGATATTGCAATCCCGTTTGATACTTTAAGTAATTCTACAAAATTATCAACAGACTCGCAGGGTATGTTTTTTAATTTTTATACTGAATCTTTACCGACGGGAAGACCGTATGTTTTTGAATTTTTAGTTAAAAATGATGGATTTGATCAAGTTTTAACAAATGTTGCTGCAAAATTTATAATTGAAGACAAGTTAAGCAACTACAAGAGTTAATAAGAACGAGAAACTTAATGAGCTATAGACTTTTTAATTTAAAAAAACCGCCGCTTTTTCGACCGAAGTTCAATAGGGCTAATGAAACTTTTACAATGGCTGATTATGCAAATAATCTTGAAGTGAAAGGGGTTATAGGGAATAGCCAAAGTTCAGCATCTTTTAGATACTCACAAGATAGAAATGTTAAGTCGACACAGCAACTCAATATAGACTATACTTTTTTTGAAAATCATACATTCTTTGATTCTGCTGCTTCTAAGACAAATATTTCTTTTGACAACATACTCAATAATTATCCTTTTGATGGGACGCTTGCTGAAGTCGAAGACTTTGAAGATAAATTGACAGGATTTGAAACTTACGTTTTTAAGCAATTTGCAAAAAACGTAGGATATCTTATATTTTCAGGATCTGCAGTTGGAGAAACAGGTAATAAAGGTCAGTATATTTCTGTAAAAGATGGAAAAGGTTTAACATACCCTCAGTTTTCAAAAACTACATCTGCAAAGCCTGTTTTGGATCCGGGCACAAAGTCGATTACATTAGAAATGTTTTTATTTGTACCTCAAGAAGCAAATGATAATCAAGTAATTGTACAAAAAAGAAATTCACTTTCTAAAAATTTAACATTAGCACTTTCTCATTCAAGCACAACAACCCAGGCAGGCTTAGTATGGAGTATAACATCAGGCTCTGATTTTCTTCATCTGACTAGTTCAATTACAAAAGGAAAATTTGTCCATCTTAGCGCACAATATGACAGAGAGGGTGCAAATCAAAATCTATCTTTATTTTTAGATGGAAAATTAATTACTACATCTTCGACACAGTATGAAATGGAAACTATAAGTTTTAATAATGCTGATTTTGTTATAGGCTCAGGTTCACAAGTCAGGCTTAATGAGGAAATATTTGATATAAAGCAAACACTATCAGGCGCCATTGATGAATTAAGGTTTTTTCATTCTACAAGAAGCCCACATGCTATCAAAAAGGACATGTTTAAACAGATCTATGCCACAGATGATTTAAAACTTTACTTTAGATTTAATGAAGTCAGTGCATCATATGGTTTGAATAGTGTTGCATTAGACTCATCAGGTAATTCTTTGCATTCAAAAGTAAGTAATTTTACATTAGACTGTCGTTCAACAGGATCATATATAGCAGGCGCATCACCGCTTACAGCCGAAAGCATGTATAGAAACCCAATACTGTTTATTGATTATCCACCATTACTTGCATTAAATACGTTACTTTTAAATTCTGCTAGCTACTATGACGAGTATAACCCAAACTTAATTACAAAACTAGTCCCACAGCATTACTTTACAGACGGGTCTAGTTTTGAAGGACTTGGCAATCAATACCCGCTACAGCCATTAGATAAATTAGTCACACAGCCCGGTAGTTTTCCCGGCGATGCACAAACAGGCACTGCACAACTTCTTGTTTCGTTTTTATTGATATGGGCAAAATTCTTTGATGAGATGAAACTCTTTATAGACTCATTTGGAAGCCTAAGAAATGTTAACTATGACAACGAAGATGACATTGCAGATAACTTTTTGCATAGTTTAGCACAATATTACAATATTGAACTACCAGATATTTTTTCTAATGCTGATATCTACCAGCTAGTATCAGGCGAAAATATATATACAGAGTACTCGCGTCGGAGTGTTTACACATTAAAATATATTCAAAACCAATTATGGAAAAGGTTGTTGACTAACGCTGTTCATTTTCATAAGTCAAAAGGGACAATTGAATCGCTAAAATCGATATTGAGATCTTTAGGAATAAATGTTGATGATATCTTTAAGATTAGAGAATATGGGGGCAAGTCAAAATTAACTTTAGCGGGTAGTAGAGTAAATAAAACTGATAATTTTTCATTATTTGCTTTTACTAGTAGTCTCGCTCCAGCCGCGCCCGTGTTAAGCGCGCAAGGGATCCCATCCAACAAACCCTACTTTTTAGGTTCTTACTTGTCTGGTTCAAGAATTGAAGTAGGTAACCCGGAAATTCAAGGGTCATTTGTAGAAAAGTCTCTTTATTCACCCCACGGCATATCAAACAATGACGATGATGGTCTGTTTACCTCCGGTTCTTTTTCATTCGAGGGCGTTTATCGATTTCCTGCATTGGTTACGGGTTCATACGCAACATATCAAAGCCTTGCAAGAATTCACGTCACAGGTTCAGATGCCCTCGAAGCTGTACATGGTGTTACAACAAATCTTGTCCTGAAATCAGGTTCAGTCCCGGAAGTGTATTTTTATGCAAGGCCCGGAATCAATACAAGTTTAGTTACATCACCCTTGCTGACAATGCATATCTACAGTGCTTCAGTTTTTGACGGAGGCTTGTGGAATATTTCGTTTGGAAGAAAACGAGGTGATATCGTTGATCCGCTTACTGATGCTGTTCCTTTAGTATCTTCGTCTTACTTTTTAAGAGTTGGAAAAGTAGGCGATAGAAGACTGAATAATGTACATGTTACATCTTCATTTTTTAAAGAAACTAAAACCACATGGTATGAAAATTCATTTCAAGTAGCAGACGCAACAACCAATAGTTCAGGCTCTTTTGTGGTGATAGGTTCTCAAAGTTTAGCCAGTGATTCAGGATATCGTTATTTAAATAACTCTGGCTTTGGGAACTCGATAAGAGCAACAAATTTTGCTGGTGAAGTAGGGTTTTTAAGATTTTGGTCTGAATATATTGATGAAAATGAGTGGTATGAACACGTTAAAAATCCAACATCTGTAGGCGTTGAAGACCCACGTTATCATTATAATTTTTTATTACATAATACAGGTACATTTGAAAGAATGCGTGTCTATACGCGGGGCAAGCAAGCAACAACTGCTTCAAATATGCAGGGTGACATAAGATTTTTTGACTTTAGTCAGAACAATCTGCACTTTGCAGGTACAGGATTCGAACCATCAGTTCGTGTTGTCAAATATAATCAATTAAGATATACAACATTAGATCCGCAATTTGATGTATTAGGTACGACAGAAAAAATTAGAATTAGAAGCATGCAAGATACTGATAGACTTCAGGGAAATGCTTACCCGTATGCGACAGGAGCACCCGTTTACAACGTACCTGAAAGTGAAGAAGTTGAAGATGACTTGAGATTTAGTTTAGAAATGAGTATTGTCAAAGCACTAAACGAAGATATTGTAACAATGTTTAGCGATTATCAATTTATTGAAAATTCGCTTGGAAGAACTAATTTACTATTTTCCGACACATATCCACAACTTGATCAGTTAAGGAAGAATTATTTTGAAAATCTTGAAGGAAAGCTTGACGTAGAGAAGTATTACAAGCTTTTTAAGTGGTTTAATGATACTTTTACAGAGCTAATAGAATCTATGCTCCCATCAAAAACAAAGTTCATGGGTGTTAATTTTGTCATAGAATCACATGCGCTAGAAAGACATAAGTTTAAGTATCTTTATGATGAAATATACTTAAAAGCTTTGGATAGAGATCCCAATCGTGGAACAATTTTCTTGTCACAATTTGTTGGAACTTTAAAGAAATTTTAAAAGGTATTTAGAAATGACAGTAGATCCACATAATCCGTATCCAGTAACAATCGCTTTTGTAGATAAACCTGGCCAAGATATTCCCCTGCCCTATGCTTCTGCTGCTGAGATTGCACTACAGCCCCAAGTATCTACTGAAGCGACTCAAAGAATCGGAGTAGAAAAGGTTATTGTTTTTAATACAGCAGATGCACAAAAAGATCCTGATGGTGCTCTTTTAGATATTGGGGAACGTGTGGGTATTACGACAGTTTTTGGAATGGATGAAAATCCTGGTTTTCCAACTGACAAAATAGATTCACGCAGGCAGGGTACAAGCGTAACAACACTTAATCAATTTGACAAGATACTTTTTCCTCTGCTCAGAGGGTCAGATAATCAACTTGTTCATGGCACACCTTTTATTGATTTTAGTAGTAGAATTGAAGCGTATGGCCAGTCTAAGCTTTTTCACAATCCTGAGTATGATAGCGCGAAATATGCATTTACAGACATAGAGGGGTCAGTCAATCCTGTTACTTATATTAGGGTGGGAGGTTACTATCCGGCATATCCTATTGTTTTAGATTTAGCCGTTTACAAAGATCCGGATCAATTAGATGGTGTTATTGAAGTTTTTGACGTAAGAAGATCATTTAGCAATACTTCTATAGCTGATTACTCATTCATGAAGGGTGTGCATGTCTCACTTGAAGGCGGATATTTAAACAATAGAAAAGGAACAGCACAAATTCAATCAAAGTTTAGCAATGACCCTCCTTTGGCAATTGATTATTTTGAAGATTCGCAAGACTTGTTTTTTGCACCTTTTAATTTCCCATCAAGTTCACTTTCAGAGCCGGGTATTGAACTTCGTAAGTTTTCGCCGCCTGGCATAGTTTCTACGGCAGAGTATATTTTACCACCTTATAGCGATTCAGTTGATTATACTAGCGGTAGTTACGATGCATTTGAAACAATAATTTCAAGTCATGCGTATCGCAACTACTCCTTACTATATGACTGGCTATTGTTAATGTTAGATGGAAGCCGAAGTGCAAGCGATTATAGTTACTCTTCTTCTCATTATTTAACTGCATGGTGGAGGTTTGATACAGATATTTCATCAGCAGGAAGTGTAACAGATTTATCAGGACGAGGTCATACACTAACCCCACCATCAGATCCTGCAGATAGACCTACATACGATGCTGGTGATTTTCCTTCACAGTATATTTCACCGGGTGGGGGTACGTGTAAATTCCTTGATGTTCACACGCTCCAAGCACCAGACTCAGCTGATTTTTCATTTACCACTGGTACTGCAGACACATCGTTTTCAATTACATGCTGGATAAAATTAGATCCTGAAACAGCACTCACTAGATATATTGTTGCGAAATATAATTCAAGCTCACAAAGAGAGTGGTATTTATCAATAAAGGGTTCAGATATAATTCGTCTAGAACTCTATGATGAAACAAACAATGATTATTCTAGGACAGAAACAGATGAAGATGTTCCTGAGTTGGAATGGGTTCATCTTGCTGTTACATATGACGGAACTGCAGCCCTTGCTGCAGGATCAGTAAGCAATACTGGTGTCAAGCTTTTTATAAACGGTAACGAGCAGTTAAGTACTTATACTACTGATGCTGGTTACGTATGTATGAGAAATACAACGTCAAATCTTTCTATTGCAAACAGGGATAATGAGTCGGCATCTTATGAGTTCGACGGTAATATTGCTGAAATTGCTATATGGAATAAAGTATTAGCTGAAAAAGAGATCGTGGGCCTATATAGCGGAAGCTTAAACAATAACTTAGGAACAAATGCATACATTAGCTCTATTGCTGAGTTATTGAACGGGGATAATATAGAAGGGCCCTATTCTAAAATGTCTGCAGTAGGAACTCGTTTTAAGTCTGCAACATGCGGATTACAATTCGGAGAGAGTAATGTGTTGGGAACAGACTCAATCGCATTTGGAGGTTTGAAGAAGTAATGCCCAAGTTTACAAAAAATAATGCGTATGTTAACAATAGCATCTTAGGAGGTCCTGCTAATTTATCGGATCAGCTTTATCCTACATTCTTACCGAATTCAAGTGGTGTCTTAGTTGAGGCAGATCATGTAACTGATTCGCAGTATCTATATACGTCGCGAAAGAGCGATTTAAGACTATGGCTTCGATGCGGGACGCAGTTAGCAGACTTATCAGGTTACAGTCCTAAACCGACTACTGTAGCCTATACATCACTTGCAGTTGTTAGTCAAGAAACTACAATGTCACCCGGTACTAATAAAGTTAAACTTGCAACTTTTAATGATACTGCAGCAAAAGCTGGATATGCCCTGTACTCATCGATAGATAACGGAATAAATTTTGCAAATCCTGCAGGAGGAGATCTACCTTTTTCTATTTCGTTTTGGGCACAGTCCTCTGAGACATCAGGTGATGGCCATCTAATAGGGACTCGCAGTGGCGCAATGCCAGCAGATGATGATTCATACGGAATCTGGTATGATTCAGTTGGGTTTGCAGGAACAGTATATTTTCGTTTATGGGATACGGGTGGCGACTGGA